GGTCCCGGAATCGAACCAGGATCTAGAGCTTATGAGACTCTTGAGTTACCGTTTCTCTAACCCGCGTCTGTTAACTTGCTACAATATGTGGAATGTACGGAACTGCTCTTGGACCACCATACAGTTGTTCGAAAAGTTTTTTAGCTTCTTGCGGTGTGTCCGCATAGATACGCTTCTTTTCTTCACCTTGTGGTGTTCTAACAGTTGTTTCATACATTGGCATATTGTATCCTTAAATGGTCGGAATGGTGGGATTCGAACTCACGACCCTCTGCTCCCAAAGCAGATGCGCTAACCAGACTGCGCTACATTCCGAATAAACTTGGTGCGAAGTATAGGGATTGAACCTATGACCCACGGCGTGTAAGGCCGTTGCTCTACCGCTGAGCTAACTTCGCTTTATACTCTCTTAAGTAGTTATTTCTTTTAGCTACTTTTTTATATCTACTACCCTTTCCTTTACTACCAAAGTTCTCTGTTTGACTATGACAGTTAGGACATAATAATCTTATATTGAGCGGAAAATTGTTATCACTATCTCCGTCGATGTGATCTAATTGTAGCACAAGAGGCTTGTTGTTCCAAGTACCTTCTTGTCCACATTCTTCACATTTTTTGCCTCTTGTCTCTATCAAATATTTTTTTAAAGCAGGAGATCCGTCTGAAACTAATCCTGATTCAATTCTAGGAACAGTTTCCTGTACCCATTTGAACTTGCCTTGGCATGTGTTATCGCAAAATTTATTAAGTTTTGAATTTCCGCATTTATTATCTTTATCGCAAAATAAACACTTATAAGTTTTGTAACCTATACCAGTTCCTTTAACTCCTCTTGGCATAATTATAGACCCCCACATAATTTAGCATAGGTCTATCAAATTTACCAACTGAGCTAAGGTCCTAAATTTGGTTGCGGGGCTTGGATTCGAACCAAGGATGGCAAAGGCTTATGAGACCTCGCTAGTGACCAGACCTTCCCCGCGATATACTTAACTTGGAATTATATGTGGTATATATGGAACATTCCTGGGACCACCATACAATTGTTCAAATAGTTTTTTTGCCTCTTGCACATCTTTGGCATATATTTGTTTCTTTTGTTCACCTTGTGGTGTTCTCACTGTTGTTTCATATAATGGCATATATAACTCCTGGAGCGGCGAGCGGGAATCGAACCCGCGTCGTGAGCTTGGAAGGCTCTCATTCTACCATTGAACTACCGCCGCAATATCTTGGTGCCCCTACACAGAATCGAACTGCAAATTACGGACTACAAAACCGTCGTTATACCATTTAACTATAAGGGCAAAACTTTATTTTTTTACAGGGATTTCATCCCAATCGCAACATCCCCAATACATGTGATTAGGATTGATACATTCTTCATTTTCACAAATAGCTCTTACATGAGGACTCCACCCTTCGGGCAAGGTTGTATTGAATATGTGCGCCATTACACCTTGACGATAAATTTCTAACTGTCGGCCCGTTTGATGTTTGCGCTCAATACAAGGCTCGTCTCGATTAATGTGAGCCAGTCGTTCTTCCCTAGGTTTTTTTGCATACTCATTAATATCAATCATGTATCAGACTTTCTATTTTTGGCTCCACAGGGTGGGATCGAACCACCGACACGCGGATTAACAGTCCGCTGCAACTACCTCTGTGCTACTGTGGAATAAAATTCTTATTGTGTTTATTGTATATATGCCAAGCAAAAATAGTAAATAAATTTGGTATTCTAAAGTGCATAAGTGGCCAGGCAATTTTCCTGCAGTTACAAAACTGTCTGTCAATGACAGCCTGCTTGTCGTCTTATGCACTTTAGAATACCCGGCGTTTCCGCCGAATATGATGGGGTTATACCCCACCCAGTAATTTATACTCCTGCGTTATCGCCACAGTTTCATCCTACTGTCCGCCCATTTGTCACAGTTTATATAGCGTTGTGTGCCGGCTCGCGTTGCCTTTTCACGCTGGAATCATGCAATAAATTTTTTGTCAATTACACGATTCAATCGAACAAACTGCTTGGCCCGCAATAACTTTTCAGCCAGTTTGTTTTTAAACTGACTGTCAGTTAATGTGTGCTCGGTAGTCCATTTAATTTGTCGAGCTTTTTCCTTTAAATTTACAGTTTTCATAATTCCTTTACTAAAACAAAAACCCCTGGGGTTTTAATCCAGGGGTCCTTGAGTTTGGTGTAGTGTTATTTTTACGCTACACGATCCTCCCGGACCCTGGTACCCTCTGGTGTGCGATCATTGTTAATCTTACTAAACGCACCCCAATAGGCGGGCATAAAGCCCCCTAGTTGGGCTATGGATCTAGTTGATAAACAATGATTGCTGTTTTTCATATTAGTGTCTATTGTAATTTATTTAGTCTTTGTTGTCAAGAAGTTTTGAAAATCTGTCTTTTTTAATTTTTCTTAAAATATTGCTTGGCCATTTTTTCTTGTTCAGCCCAAATTTTAGCACTGTCAGAAATATTTGTCAAATCTATATCTAAACCATTTTTACTAAAATTTTGAATGTTGTTATTTGTAGATCCAACTTTTTTTAGTGCAGCGTTCATTTGTTCTGCCGCGTCGGGTGATATGCGTTTGTTACTGGCAATGAGATAAATTGTATCAAAATTATAAGATGAAGTTTGAAGCCCTAGTTCTTTGGCAGTGGGCACTTGTGGCAAAAATTGACTGCGTCTTGATGAGCTTATAAATGCTACTTCAACTTGATCATTTTTAAGAAAATTCCAAAGGCACAATATACTACACATACCCCATTTTGGTTCATTTTGTATTACACTTCTGATTACCTCTGTTGCACCTTTAAAAGGAATCATTTGTATGTTAGCGTTTTCTATGCTAGCTAACCACATGTGACCTGGTTCTATTGTGTCGCCTCCTGCTACCAAAACTGGAAGCTTACCACGAATCTGCTGTAAAAATTCCTCTGTGTTGGCATTTTTATTTTTAAACACAGTAATTTTACTGGAGCCCACAACCATGTTAGGAATAAGTTCTTTATACAAATCGTTGTCTTTGGCAATGCCAGAATGAACAATACTGCCTATACTAATTATGAAAGTATGATTGGGATCATTTTTTAACAATTCATTAATTGCCAAAACATTAAAAGCTCCAGGAACATTTTTTACAATTACTGGTTTTTTAAGCACTTTGGGCAGATCTTCAGCAAACGATCTTGCAATATTGTCTACTATGCCGCCTGGCGGAAATGGGACTATTAAAATTATTTCTTTTTCAGGCCATGTTTTACTATAAACGCTGGTATTAAAACAAGCCAACATCATTAAAAATGCACTTAGTATAAATTTATTCATTCTTACTCCTGTAATTTAATAATTGCCAAAACCGTTTGGCCATAGTTGATCCACTGTTAAACTTTTATGCTCGTCTAAACACCAAAAAATACTAAACATACCTTTGGTGTGTTTCCAATTTTGTCCTGCATCAAAATAGTTTTGATATACATCGTATATATTTTTTTTGAAGACTGCACTAAATTTTTTATATTGGGTTTCAAATTCGGATGACACAGCGAAATAATCGTGTGCAAATATCATAACTGGTTGATCTTTATCGGCTACGGGTTTGGCCCACTTATTATGTCTTTGTGAAATATTTTGTGTATCCCATTCATTATGTCTTTGCAAAATAATATTTTTTTGTTCATAATTTTTATCAAAAGTTTTACTGTAATAATCTGGCTGTCCTTGCATTAATTTTTCGTAAGCATGTTTTAACAGATGACATTGCTTGATATAAAGTTGCGGAAAATCTCTACTTAAATGAAATAGTTCTAGTCCAGGTAATGTAAGAACGCCTTCTATTGTGCTGTCTAAAATATAAGTATACCATTTATTATCTTTTTTTATAACCCTTGGTTTAGGTTCCCCTACTAGTTCGCAATGACTGCAATTATCAAATTCGCGCAACAGTGTGTGATCTAGATCAAATGCACTGGATGGATTTCTAATTAAATGCCAGCCTGGAACCATTCGTAGTAACTTACTTTGAAATCTGTCAGAGTCAAAATCATTATTATTAAGATCTATTGTGTAATCTAATTCAGTTATTTTGGCGGTGGGAAACCATGCACGAATTTTTGCTAAATTAGGCTTTACTACCTGCGTGGATTCAAAGTTATGATATTTTCCTATGTCATCTTGTCTAACAGTGACAATTTCATCTATAGGCAGATTAGCTTCATAAAAACTGCGTAATGCTGTATGACTATCAACTCCACCACTATACCATAGTCGAATATATTTGTACTTGTCTCGTAATTGTTGAGCTCGTTGAACACATAGTTCTTGATAACTTAAACTTGGTTCGCTGCTGAAATCTACTGTAGATAGATTATTAAAACAGTTAAATCTTAAAATAAACCAAGGACCTATACCTGTTTGTTTGCTAAGTTTATCGGTTTCAACTATAGCCTCTAGTTTATTGTAATATACTTTGCCTGCAACATCGTAATATGGCCGTTCTGTTGATGCAAACAAAGATTGCCAGATGGCAGCATTTATATATTTTTTTGTATTTTCTATAGCCATTAATTTTAAGCACCTGTAAAGAATAAAATTCTTTCAAGTATCGTATCGATAAGATTAATTGTCTTCGACTGGAACAAACTTTACCTGCACACCTTGATCAATATCAAAACTGTCAAGTTGACCTGTGGCCTTTTGATTATTAATTTCCATCCAATATTTTACAGGCTGATAAGCCAAACTGTCAATGGGTTCAGATTTCCAAAGTTTGTCGTTAATATAAATTTCTAATTTCATATTAACAGTATTTATTTAAATTGGTGGGACGGGAGGGGTTCGAACCCTCAACGCTCTTTCGAGACTGGATTATGAGTCCAGGGCCTGCAACCAATACGGCGTCCGTCCCATTATTTGAAACTTTTACCCTGTTGTCGATTTTGATTATATTCATCAACATACTTTTTCCAAAGCATACACAGCCTAGGCTGCGTAGTAGCATTGGCTTTAGCAAAAGCACAAATAGAATTGTACTGCGATTCTTTAAATTTGTCAAATAATTCGTTAGCCAATTTCCTAGCTTCTTCTTTTTTTAGATCATAAGCTGCTCGTTTGTAATCTATATTTGGATCTTTAATAGGCTTACTAAAATTGTGTATTCTGCCTTTTTGCCACCCTGCAGGAATAGGTTCTGTTTTTTTAATTTTTTTATTTTCTTTTAATTTTCTATTTGTAATCCAAATCATACCGAATTGACTATTTGCTTTTCCAGTTTGTTCAATTGACATTGCACGGGAAAGTCGTCTACGCAACCAACCGTATAATTTATTTGATGGTCTGCCGGGAATCATCATTGCTGCGGCGCTAGTAAGTTTATAATTTGTTGGATAAATTTTCACCAGCAATTGATGTGCAACATAATGCTCTTCAGGTGTTAATTTGATTAAATTTTCGTTATCGTCTGACCCGCCCATGCATTTGGGAATGATATGATGCTTTTCTGTATAACCACTTATTTCACGGTTTTTAGCTTTTTCTATTAATCTAAAATAATGTAACTCATAATTCATAAATTTATTTATATGAATTATGAGTTTTTACTTAATTAAAGTCAAGCAGCAGTCTTTGTTCTACTGCGTCGTTCTCTTGTTTCTTTGCCCAAAGTAATTTTAGGTGCTTGGCCGGTAGGATTAGTCCAGTTAAACAAATCACTGCCCAATTGATAATCATTCCAATTGCTTTCGATTTGTTTTTTATCTGTAACAATTTGATATTCCTCGGTACCTTGATTGAAAAACATAATTGCATACATAGACTCACCGGTTTTTTTGTCAGCTGTGGCCATTTTGTAATAATCATAACTAAACAGAAACCAGTTTTTTCGTAATTCTTCAAAATTAAACTTACCTGTTTTTTTATTAAAACTACGCAAAATTGTTTCACGCATTTTTGAATTACTTAGTGGGTACAGTGTCTCTAACAATAGTTCAAAAGCTTGGCGTATCAGTTCACCAGCATTAGGCACTTTGCTGGCATCCATGGCATCATTTAGTGCTTGTAAATTTGCTAGACTAAAATGAAAATACTTTTTTAAACTGACTGCGTGACCAGTAAGTACGCTTTGTCCTTCAGGACCTAAGGCTTGTCCTACCAAAGTTGCCCATTCGGTATAGATTCTGGTAGCATCACCATAAACAGCACTACCACCAAAACCTTTTAGTCTTGCACCCATGGCTTTAATTTCAAATTCTTTTCCGTTAATATTCAAATCACCAGGACTGAGTTTGTTTACTGGATTTCCTAGTATGCTGATTAAGTCTTCACCTGCCCCTTTGTTGGCCGCACTTACTTGTGTAGGTAAATCGCTGCGATTTTTTAAAGCAGCTTTTAAATTTAATACAATAGGATTAGACTTGTATTTGGCTAAGATTAAATCGTCAAAAGTACCTCTATGTGGATTGCTAAACTTACTTAAATCTAAAACACCAGTTTTGGTTAATACCTGAGCTATGTGATTACGCTGACTTAAAGTGCCAGGAGTGTACAGCAAAATACTCATTAAAATATCAGCTGCTCCTTTTTTGTATAATTTCATAGCAGCTATTTTTTCGCAAGTAATTTGCATGGTTTGTCTATAGGCAAAAGTTACTATGTTGTTAACTTCTTCACTTTTAAAACCCCCTTTTAATAGGAATTTTCGCAGTTCGTCGGGTTGAAGTGTAATACCTGCAGGAAGTTCTAATGCAGCTTCTTTTATTTCAGGTAGTTGAGAGTCAATTTGAGTTTGATTTACTGGGGTAGTCTGCATAGACTGTTGGCCAGCAGAAATTTGGGGTTGAGAAGGCTGTTGCGGCTGTGCGGGTTGAGCTGGTTGCGCGGGTGCCTGAGTCTGTTGAATTTTTCCTTGTTCGGGTTCTTGTCGGGTGCTTATTTTTTTCTTAATATAACTGCTAATAGCTTGCAACACAGTGGGTGCTATTTCACCTTTTTTGATGTCAGTGATAAGTTGATTGACATCGCTGGCAGTTTGTTCTTGTTCGGTAATAAATTCAGTAAATCTCATAAGTCACTCACATATCAGATATTTATTAAAAAATCGAAATTAGTTTTAACTTATATTATATCAGTAGAAACACTGATATAAATACTAGTAGAAACACTGATAGGAAAAACAATGAACTTAATAATTCAAAAGATTAAACAGTTCTTTGACAGCAAAAGCACTTACCAGGCTGAACTAGATAATTTTATATCCTTACATAGGCCACAAAGTCCTGCTGAAATTGAACTGTTACAGCGCAGATTTGACAGACAACTATTTAAGGATTAATTATGAAACTACTGAAATATTTTTGGAACTATCTAATAGACCTAAGCGAAATTATAGCAGAAAGCAGAACAAAAGCTGGGCGCTATAAGCACTATTACTATTAATTAGATTTTCTCACTATATCTTCTTCGATACAGTTTTCACCGTATTGAATTTCAATTAGTTTTAGTGGCTGATCTGTTTCGTTGCATAACATGTGCCATTGATTATTGGCGATAAAAACATGTTCGTGTGCTTTATAATTACCCACTAAATCATGATCGCTGCCAGCGTCTAAAGTATAGACTGCGGCTTCGCCTTCGGCCACGAACCAAAATTCTGCTCTTTGTGCGTGTCTCTGCATACTTAAACAAGTCTTGGGGCTTACTGTTAATTCTTTCAGCTTAACACCTGAACCCACTGAGTGCAATACTCTATAATAACCCCAAGTACGGTTAGTTTTGGGTGCTTTCCATTCATCAAGAATCCAACTGCTACTGTTCTTTTTATCTTCACCGCCTATTCCAAACACAAACTCTATGTTGGCATCTGTAACATCCATTTCGGGAATGTTCTTGGCAGTGCGATCGCCGCCGTTGGCAAATATCAGTTTGGCATCAGGATAGTGAGCTCGCACTTGGCGAATAAATGACTTGGCAGAGCCATCGTGATCATCAAAGGTGTATACTTCATCTACCATGCTAAGGTTATTGATCACAGCCAGTCGTTCATTCCAGGGCATAAATGCACGGCCTTTTTTCCTGGCCAACCATTCATCGCTGTTAAGGCCTACTATAAGCTGATCTCCTAAAGTACGAGCTGCTTTGAAATAGGCAATGTGTCCTGAATGCACAGGGTCAAATCCGCCGGTTACAAGTACAATTTTCATACTGTTACTTATAATGAAATATCTTCCATACCTGCTGTTCTGAGTCTGCTGACATGCCCTAGCATAAAGTTCTTGCTTTCAAGACCTTTCATAAGACCCAGCCATTTGTTGCGAACTAATGCTACTTCATTAATAATGGTTTCAAAATCAATCACCTCATCTTCACCGTCAACATACTTTTCGGCATCACGACTGGTCAGTGCTCTATTATATTTTTCCAAATAATTTTGAAAATGCTTACGACGAATTTTTCTTAGTTGAATACCTAAATAATTTAATACTGCTTCAATTTCTTGTAGCTGATTAAATCTATGTTCAGTGATTCCAGGTAAAGATGAAATATTGCGTTCAAGGTGACCGCGAATACCACAATCTTGTTTGGCTTCTACCAACTCATTTTCGTAGTATTCAATAAAATCGGGTATATTACCCATGTCTTGAACTATTCGATTATACCACATTATTTTTTAAAATAATTCTGTAATTTTTGTAATATACTACTATGATCTGCATCAATAACTGCTCTTGGATACCGTTGTTTTTGTAATCGTAGGATTTCTACCATTAATGGTAATCTTAAACTCAGTTTCCAAAATCCATTATCCCATAGAGTATTTGTATGAATATCTTTCCAATGTAATCCAGCACTAGTATAAGCTTTTTTTTGCTGATTTGTCAAATAATAATTTGTAACACCAAAGTCGGCTATTTGATATTTTGATAGTTGCAATTTATCTATCCAAATTTCATTAATTTTTAAGTGTTGATTTTCTACTATCGCATTGTCTATTAACTTTGTATCTTGATCGGTTTTACCAAAATAATTTATAATTATTTCTAAATCATGATCAAATACTATCGGGTCAGTGATTATTTCCTGTTGATCTTTTACTGGACCAGAATAAATAATCGACTTGTTAATGGAAACACATATTTTTGGATATCTATTACTTACTGGGTTACCAGTAAGTAAAAATTTAAACACATGGACATTGGAAATTTTAATTAATTCTGCCACATCAGAAATTTGGTTAATTATGGTTGTCATAATCTTTATCCAAAGCTATATTATTGTTAAAAATTTGATCCAAATAAGTTAAATCTTCATTTGCATATGCAACAGGAATTTCTAATTTATCACAAAACTCTTGCACAATAACCCGTCTGCGTGTCCGTTCGTAAAGCGTAAGATTTGGGTTTTTCTTATAAAGCCAATTAAAAGCATTTATAGGATCGTGTATAAAATCATTTGCAGACACTTTATGCCAAATATTTGATTCAGTATCGATCATTAATGTAAATCCTAATCTGACAGAATTTATAGTCCCATTAGCAAAATAGATATGCAATTTTTTTAATAATCTTAATGTGTCAAGAAAATCTTCCCATGTTTCATTATAAAACCCCACCATAAACAGCAGGGCACAATCGATACCGTGCTCACTGAATTTGTCAATTTCGTATAAAATATCCTCGGCAGTCATTTGTTTTTGCATTTCTGACAGAACTTTATTGCTGCCACTTTCTGCACCTATAGTTAAGGTATGACCACCCGATAGCTTCAACAAAATATAATCTTCATCAGACATGCTTTTATTATTTCTGCATATATAATTACCGTGCCAACTTATTTGCTTACTTGGGTTAGCAGTATTATATTCTGCAAGATATTTACACATAGACTTAAATTCTTTTAAGGACCCATTAACTAAACTGTCTGTAAATTGAAAATTATAAATAGTATATTTTTTACTAAGTTCAATAAGTTGCTGTGCAATTTGTTGACCAGTTTTAAAATAAAATTTTGAATAGTTTGAATGTTCAGAACAAAAAACACATTGTCTAACACAACCTTTAGATCCTTGAACCAATAATTTGCGATTATTATCGTTATACAAATAATCATCTAAATAATAATCATCATAATCTGGCAGTAAAGAATTTTTTATTGTAGCTTCATTAGGTTCAAAAGATTGATGAAATGTGCCTTTTAAAATTTTGACTAATTCTATTTCACCATCATTAATTACTACAGCATCTGTTAATTTTTGCTTTACCATAAATTGGCCAAAATTTGCAAACAAATCTACTTTTTTAAGATTGGTTATTTGAGTAAGACCGACAGGAGTAACGCTGCACCCCATACCACCTAAAATAATTTTTATGTGTGGTAATTCAGCTTTTAATCTTGTACAAAAAAGATATGTGAATCTATGTTGCCACTGACTAAAAACACTAATACCTATATATTTTGGATTAGTTTCTTTTGTTTTTTCAATTAACAGCGAAATTGCCTGATCAGTAATAACTTTATGTTTATCAGAAATATTTTCAACTTTATATTTGTCTTTAAGAGTGTTAGCCCATTCAGTATACTCGACATAGTTTTTAGCGAATATTTTTTGATATACAGTTAAAGCAAAATCCATTGTTTTACAATTAAAACCATTGGCTTTAACTACCGACTTCAACATTGCAGGAGCAATATTCGGTTTATCAAGATATTGAGGGGGTATTATTACTAAAAGAATATCAATATTCGTTGCCATCTGAATCGTAATCTATATCTTCATCATGATCACATGCATATTCTTCTAAGCTTTTTTTTGTATATTGATCAGTCCCGCCGAAAATTTTCAATTCATTATCATTAAGAAAGTCAACTAAAATACTCATTAAAGTATCACTGGCCTCCTGTCGGTCTTTTTGTGGGATATATTGTTTGAGAGTACTATAAACTTCACTTAAAACATCAACTTCGATAGTCATTATTCTTCCTCAGTAACTGCATCAACTACTGAACTTTGTTTGTGCGGATGTTTAGTATAGTCTTGCATAACTTGATCCAAACAGCCTTCTTCGTTTCGTTCCCATTCTTTGCGGAACATTTTAAGTTCAGTACCATTTGCTAGTTGATATTTAAGTCTGTTTCCATCTTTGGATAACAATCCTTTATTTTCAAACATGTCTACTAGACCGCTATAAGGATTCATACCGGTTTCATACGGAATTTTTACCTGCACTCCCTCAAAAGGTTTGGCATATCTGGTTTTCATAATTTTGCAGGCTGCACGAATACCTTTCACTTCTGAAATCTTGTTACCGTCTTCGTCTTCTTTAAGTTTAAGTTTCTTCATGGCAACTACAATACTAGATGCGTAGATAAAACCTTGACCACCACTGATCTTATCATCAGGATCAAACATGTCCTGACTAGCATATGTATGATTTGTAGCAATTAATCCAATATTCAAATCACCAAACATGTTAACACAGTTACGAACTAATGCTGTCAGAGCTTTGGGTTTACGACCCATGTCACCTTTAAGGTCGCCTGCTTCAAATTGATTAACATCAGTTGGTGTTAACAACATGCCCAAACTGTCAAGTACAAATAATACTTTGGGACGATCATCTGCTGGCAATGTTTTATATTCTTTGACAAACTCATTGATCATTTTGGCCACATCATCGATCATGGCCATGTTAACTTTTAACAATTTGCTTTCGCTGGTATCTACACCTAATGCATGTAACCACGCTTCATCTAATGCGTTTTCACTGTCTATCAATACAACATAAATGCCCTGTTGTTGTGCATGACGAACTAAGTTACCACTACAGATAAAACTTTTACCTGCGCCTGATTCACCAGCAAATACTGTAACTTTACCCAACGGTACTCCGCGATCAAATGCACCACTGATCAAATAGTTTAGTGCATAGTTGCCTGTGTTTATCCAAGTATCTGGGTCTCGGAATCCTAAGCTGATTCCATCAATACTTTTTGTGATTGTTTTTCGAAATTTGCTTACATCAAATGGTTTTGCCATGATTATTTTCCTTTAATTGTTAACATGAAGTGAGAGATAATTTTCTGCGTTTCTTACTAAGAGTTTACGATATTCGAATAAATTATTTGCTAAATTTGTTAAATTAGCAATTGGTATTTTTGTAATTTGAGGTATGTTATGAATTTTTGTCCATTCGATAAATTCTTTACTAAAAGGAATAGTTTGAGGTTTAGCTAAAGACAATGTAAAAGAATGTTCTAATGTTTCATAATTATAATGATCATCAAATTCTAGTTTATCATCAAAATTTATAAATTTGTTATAATATTGCCTGCCTACATAAGTGTATGAAAAACTGAAATTTGTTTCATCGTTTCCAGCATAAAAATTTTTATAAGGGTTTACGATGTTTTCCCATTTGTTGTCTGCACTATACTCTACTAGATTAAATGCAGATTCTAAACGATGAACATTCATATTAACTTCTTCATAAGGAAATATATAACCTAATTTTTCTAAAATCGGAGCTAATTTTACTTTTCTTATTTCATCTGGGTATTGTTCGTGTAATTTGCTACCAAGTTTTGCTTTATTTGTATCTGAACTAAATCGCAATGAATCAATGTCGATTATTTCTTTTTGACTGTTAACCCATTCTGCGTGTTGGTTATTTAAAAAATTTTGATCTAAATAATCTAATAACTGATCATTTTGTTTAAATTCTTTGCCTGTCAAATATTTTAACACTTCGTTGATTTTACTTAAAGACCAATGTATTTCTGTTATTAACTTTCTTATATTGTGCCGTAAATTATTATTATTGCAAAAACGATTGTTATTATTTAAGTTACAATGATTTATGAAAAATTCCAATAGTTCGTGATTGTAAACAACATCATAATCTAAGGTATCGCCAGAATTTTCGAAAACAATTTGTAATTTCATATCTATAGTCGTAAACATAGTGTAGGGGACCGTCTCCCCTACATGACACAAGCGCAATAGTATTATTGCTTCTGACGGTTACGAATTTGTGCTAGAATGTCCATGGC